AAACCAAGGACTTCACAGACTCCGAATTGAAGGAGATAACCAAGGCATTCGAAGACGTTGGTCACGAAATATACAAACTGGAAAGGGTCTTTGGTAAAGGTGCCGCGATAGCAAAAAAATATGCTGAGCAGACCGGTATCAGCACAGACAAACTGGTAGAACAGGGAGAAACAGTATCCAAGGTCACCGACACAATCGCAGGTTTAGGATCTGCCGCCTACAAAGGAGCCGGATCCATAAGCGAGTTCACTGACAATTTTAAAACTCTTGGAGTATTCGGCAGTGCCATCGCAGGAGTCGGCAACACCCTCGACACCAACATAGAAGTGTTCAGACAACTGGCGTCATCGGGAGCGAGTTTTGGTCAGAGCATAGTGGGATTGAGGATAGCGGCTGGTGAAGCCAGATTGCCGCTGGATGACTTTGCGGCATTGGTCAAAGCCAATTCGGAAAATTTGGCCGCACTTTTTGGTACAACATCCGAAGGTGCGAGACAGGTGGGAATATTGGCGTCACAACTACGTACCAACGCCATACCGCAACTGGCACCTCTGGGATTCACTATAGATGAACTGAATGAAACATTGTTATTGAACCTTGAGAGGCAAAGAAGGACATTTAATTTTGACAGGAACGCCACCGAGACAAACATAAACAGCGCGATACAATTTGCGTTTCAGTTGGACAGATTAAGCAAATTAACAGGACAACAGAGAGAACAACTGCGGTCAACTATAGAATCTCAACAAAGCAATGAAAGATTCCAGGCCTTCCTGACAACCCAGACCGATGAAACAAGAAAAAGATTAGAACTATTTGCGGCGGCGATACAGAACGAGGCACCGGAATTGGCAGAGGGCATCCAAGACCTGATAGCAAACGGCGGAAGAGCAGTGACCGACGCCAGCATCAGCCTGGTACAGAACGCCAAAGAACTTGGTCCATTGATCAGAAATCTGACAGCGGGCAACATAAACGAATTAAGCGCATTCAGAGACATCATAGGAATTTCAGAAAATTCAGTAAGGCGTTTCAACAGAGCGACCGTAACAGGCACAGTAGATTTCTTAGCACTGCAGAGTGGATTCATAAAATTGGCCACAAGGTCCGCGGACGTTGAGTCTGCTTTCGCAGAATTCAGGGATGGCACCACAGGACTTACAGGAGGATTGACGACATTCGAAGATGCCGCTAAAAACATTTCATCACAATTCCAGAAAGTCGAAACCAGTTTACTGAGCGCGTTCGGTCCCGCACTAGGCGGACTGGCACAGTTTACACAGTCGGGCATGAAGTTTTTTGCTAACAGTGCCGCTATCCTGGCACAGTTTCCAACAGTGGCGGCAACCGCGTTAGGAGGAATATTGGTAGGCAAGGTGCTGTTCGGACCCGCCGCACAAATTCTCATAATAACCGAAGGAGTCAGGAGAGGAATGCTGGCCGCAGGTGGTGGTGGCATGTTTGGCGGAGTGGGAAAAACTGCCAGAGGCGCAGGAAGATTCCTGGCCAGGGGTGCCGGAGCACTGTCCGTTGGTACAGGACTGCTTTACGGTGGATCACAGGCCATGAGCGACGATGCCAAGACTCAAAAAGAAGGAATCGGCAGAATGATAGGTACCGGCATAGGAGCACTGGGATTCATGGGCGGACCTTTGTTAGGCACATTGACCACCATGGTGGGATCGGAGATTGGAGCACAAATTGGAAAAAGATTCCCGGCAGGAAGCGGAAACGTGTCTGCCAACACAGTTTTGGTAAATGATGGCCCACGAAAAGAGTATGCCATGACAACCATGGGAGCCAGCAAGATACTAACCGACATACAGACCGGTAATCAGATAGCGATGGCCACCCCAGACCTTAATTTATCACCCGTCGTCTCACAAATGACCATGCTAAACAGCACACTGGCCTCTGCGGACAACAAATTACAAGAAATGATAAAAGGCGTAAATACCCTTGTCGGCTACAGCGAAACAACTGCCAGAGCAACCAAAAGGACCGCGGACCGTAATGGACCGTATGGTGCTGAAATACAGATTGCTTAAATTGGTTGATTTCGTTTGACAAAAACACTATAATATAACAAATGGCTTGGAAAAAATATTTTAAAGACGCAAACATGTCTCCCATAGCAGGAGATCGCAATCCTCAATTTGCAAAGAGGAACTACAGTTCTTATCTGCCGGACGTGTACACAGGACACCCAAACAGAGTACAGAGGTACTTCCAGTATGACCAGATGGACACGGATTCGGAAGTGAATGCCGCTTTAGACATTCTAGCAGAGTTCTGCACCCAACCCAACACAGAAAATGAAACACCGTTCGATCTTGTGTTTAAAGATGAAGTCATAGAATCCGAAGTCAAGTTGTTGAAGAAGGCACTACAGCAATGGACGAAATCAAATAAATTTAAAAAGAGAATATTTAGAATTTTTAGGAATGTATTGAAATACGGTGACTGTTTCTTCGTTAGGGATCCCGAATCAAACAAATGGTTGTATGTTGACTCGGCCAAGGTGGACAGAGTCATTGTAAACGAGTCAGAAGGCAAGGTTCCCGAGCAGTACATAATCAGAGACATAAACCCTAACCTGCAGAAATTGAATGCTACACAAGTAACACCAAACCAGGTGTATGGCGGAAGTGGAACAACATCGGGTCCTTACCATAACAATTATTCGTCAGCGGGATATGGTTACAACGTCAACAGCGGTGCCGGTGCGGCAGGTGGTTCGAGATTTTATAAAACCATGAACCAGTACGCGATCAACGCCGAACACGTGGTACACATGAGCATGAGTGACGGATTGGACAACTTGTTCCCGTTTGGACAGTCAGTGCTGGAACAAATTTTCAAAGTTTACAAACAGAAAGAATTATTGGAAGACGCGATCATAATCTACAGGGTACAGAGAGCACCTGAAAGAAGGGTGTTCTACATTGACGTGGGTAACATGCCTACACACTTGGCGATGCAGTTCGTTGAGAGAGTCAAAAACGAAATCAACCAAAGAAGAATTCCTTCAACATCGGGTGGCGTCAATTATGTGGACGCAACATACAATCCGATGTCGATCAACGAAGATTACTTCTTCCCTCAGACAGCGGAAGGTAGAGGATCTAAAGTTGACACATTACCTGGTGGTACAAACCTAGGTGAGATCGATGATCTAAGATATTTCACAAACAAATTGTTCAGAGGATTGAGAATTCCGAGTTCTTACCTACCAACCGGACCAGACGATTCGCAACAACAGTATAACGACGGCAGAGTAGGAACAGCGTTCATCCAGGAGTTGCGATTCAACAAGTACTGTGAGAGACTGCAGTCAATGGTCGCACCAATATTTGACGAAGAATTCAAACTATGGATCAAACAAAAAGGTTACACAATCGATAACAGCATGTTTGAAATTAAACTCAATCCACCACAAAACTTCGCACAGTATAGACAAACAGAAATGGACCAAGCGAGAGTACAAACATTTACACAGGTAGCGGAACTGCCATACATGAGTAAGAGATTCGCATTGAAGAGATTCCTAGGAATGTCGGAAGAAGAAATGGCAAGGAACGCAGAATTATGGGCAGAAGAAAACAATGTTGCGCAGAAAAAACAAACCAAGTCAACTCAGATGAGGACCGCGGGAGTTTCACAAGCGGGTATAACAAGTGACCTTGACCAATTCGCAGAACCAGAAGGTGAGGCAGGCGCTCCGGAACCGGGATCTACTCCGGGAGGTACTGGTACAGCACCAGGCACAGGCACCCCTGGCACGACACCGGGCGGTGGTGGCCAAACTTAATAAATATCATTATGAAGTTAACGGAAATATTCAATTACGGTGAAGAAGGTTTTGAACAACAAAAAGATTACCATGCCGACGACGATATATCGATATTGGACGACGGTGACACTAGAAAAACAAGATTAAGCCTTAAAGACATCAACAAGATGAGATTGGCATCAGAAAAACACGATGCCGACCAAAAACAGGAAGCAGAATTTGTCCAACAAATGTATGGGCAACCCACAGAGCCAGATAATTTAGAGTTATAATGTCAGATACAGCGTTTGTGTTAGGAAACGGTTTGTCTCGTAAAGGCATAAGTGTGGCCAGTTTAAAAGAACACGGCAAAGTGTGGGCCTGCAACGCAGTTTATAGGACAGAAGAGCCAGATGTGTTGGTGGCAGTCGATCCAAAAATGATTTTAGAGATTGCGGAGACAGACTATGTTGAAAAACACGAAGTTTGGAGCAACTACAACAATCAATACAGTAAAAATGCTAAAATTATGAATCACGTGAGGTGGTTCAAACCCAGCCTAGGATGGTCAAGTGGACCAACTGCTCTAAGACACGCCGCCGATCAAGGCTACAAAAACATTTATATCCTGGGTTTTGATTATCAAGGATTACCTTTTGATAAAAAAAATAACCGATACAGATTGAATAACATATTTGGAGACACAAGAAATTACAAAAAAAACAACGAGGATGCCACTTTTTATGGTAATTGGATGAATCAGACCAAGCGTGTTTTAAATGATTTCCAGCAAATTCAATTTACAAGAGTTATACAATCCACAGGATTCCAACCAAACGACCTTAATTTCGCACAAAACTTTAAACACATACATATTGAAGATTTTTGTAGGCTATATAATTTAACACTCCAAAAAACTTGAAAAAGTGCCTTTTTGACCGCTTTTTTAGACCTTTTTAGACACATTGTCGTAAATAAAAATACTTTAAAGTACAAACCTATAAGGAGCACGTGCAATGTCAAATAAATTTGAACAATTACTTGATTTGCTAGTAAACGAAGAAAATGAAAAAGCGGAATCGTTATTTCATGAAATCGTTGTAGAGAAGTCTAGAGACATCTACGAAGGTCTAGCAGAAACTCAAGAAGACAATAACGAGTCTAAAGAAGACAAAGTTGAAGAAACTTCAGAAGAAAAAGTTAAAGAAACAAAAGACGAAGAAGTTGATGAAGGCGAAGAAGTCGAAATCGACGAGGCTTCAAAAGAAGAAGAAACCAAAGAAGAAACCAACGAAGAAGAGTCTATTGAAGAAGTGGGTGGCGACGCTACCGACGAGTTAGTCAAAGACATTTCAGCAGAAGAAGAAGGCGACGAAGCCGCTGACGAAATGGGCGATGAGATGGACATGGAAAAAGGTGAAGAAGGCGATGCCGAGGACACTGATGAAAGAGTATCTGATTTGGAAGACGCTTTAGATGAATTAAAAGCAGAATTCGAAAAAATGATGGGTTCAGCAGACAAAGACGGTGATGGTGATCATGACATGGATGACCACAAAGAAGAAGAGTCTGTGGAAGAGCCAATCGCTGACGAATTACAACCAATGGAAAGCAAAGAAGCGACAAAGGAAACTGTAAAAGAGTACAAGATCCAAAAGTCAGCCGACAATGCTGACCATTCAGACAAAGGTGCTAAATCACCAGTAAAAGATGCTGGTAACAAGATGCCAAAAGGTGGTGACAACATTGCCAAAGGCGGAGCAGAAGAAAAAGGAAGACCGG